CTATAGATAACGCCCGCGACACCTTTACACGCGGAAAATAAGTAATCATTATGCTAAAGATTAAGACGAACAAAGGTTATCTGGACTTAGGGGGTGACTTTACCGTACAGATCGACGAGAAATCCCCCGTCATGAACGACCGGGGATCACAAACCGTACCGGTCACGGTTCCCGTCACTGCCAACAATGCAGGGATAACCGGTTTTGCCCACCGGCTCGACATGGGTGTAAAACCGATGAATGAAGATCAGACATGTACGGTATTGGACGGGGTGTATAAACGTACCGGAAAGATAAATATCGTTTCCGCCGGCAGGACGGAAGGAATTACTTTAAATATCGGTTTTGACAATTCGGAAGCCTACAGCGCCTGGAAAGCAAAGAAACTGAACTCGATCACATTACCCAGCATAAGCGGCGGTACCGTTAGCGGTCTTATGTCCTCTATAAACTGGTTCTTCACGGATTCCCATGAAGATTTTGCCATATTTCAAATAGTAGTCAAAAATGATTCCAAGGACGGCACGTATTACCCGCAATACATAAACCGTATCACTTTGGATTCAAACGGTGAATATGCCTTATGCTATCAGGCAAGGACGGAAACACTACTGATAAATGATACCCCGACCGAAACGAGTTTACCGGAAGGGTACGGCGTGGCCCCCTTCTTATACGTGCACCGTGTCCTGGACTTTATATTTTCAGAATTTGGTTATACTATAACCGAAAATCCTTTTAAGACGGACAAGGAACTTTCCAGCCTGGTAATCCTGAACAATGCCGCCGACTGTTGCGTGACGGGTATCCTCAATTATGCCGATTTAATGCCGGATTGTACGATTGAGGACTTTTTAAACGCGCTGTATGTACGTTTCGGACTGGTTTATAATGTCTCTTCCGATACGAAAACGGCCACTTTAAGACTGATCCGGGATATAATGGAAGATGAACCTGCCGTTGATCTGTCCCGGAATCTGACGGCGGAACCCCTTATCAATTATGAAACGGCCCGTCAGATAAAGTTATCGGCCAAAACGTCTTTTACCGGTGCCGCGCCTTCGGTGGAACGGTACGAGGACTATATCAAGGGGAACGAAAAAATGGTTATCCGTGTAAGCCGTTTCGATCCTTCCCAGGCCTCCGTGTGGCTGAACTACGAGAAGACCACCGGCAACTGGTACAAATGGGATTCGGGCAACAAGAAGCATACGTTATCATCATCCAGTTTCTTTAACTGGGACCGGAAGACGGAAAACGTAGAGGACGAGGAGCTGGCGAGCGATGATGAATGCGTGTTTATGGATTTTGCCCCGAACGGCCTTCTTTCCCCGTATTACCTGGCCGGGTATGTGCACCGTTATACCTACCTGAAAACCTCTTCCGATGATGAAGAGGATTCGGAAAAGGAGGAGACGCCGCTTTCCTTCGCTTTCGCTTTTACAAAGGCCGTTACGGAAAGTACGGATTATTCCTTCGGTTCTATTTTACCATACGCTCCGGACGGCGGAGAAATTACGTTAAAAGACGGCAGCAAACATACGATATCGCTTTTATTCCAGTTTGAAGACGGTCTGTTTGCCAAGTTCTGGCAGAAGTATGACGCCGTATTAAGGCACTCTTTTAACCAGGTGGACACAAACACCCTTTTACCGGTTCACCAGCTTATGAAAATGGATGTCTTGACCCCGGTAGCCCTGCGGGGGCAGTACATGCTTCTGGACGGCCTTTCCTATTCGCTTCCTGCGGGTAAACTGGTACCGGTAAACATTACGTTGCGTTCCCTGCGTCTGATCGGTCCCTATAATCTGGATAATGAACAGGGCATTCCCGTGTGGGGCGGTGCTTCCTACGTGTGGGTCGTATATTCTTCCAATTTGCAGAGTGTACAGGCCGGAAGGGTGGAATATTGGGAAGATTATTACCGTTATCACTGGATGTATGCTGTGTACGGTTGCCGTGTATCGAATACGATATATGACGGGTATGTTACGCCGTCAACGGATGAGGATATATTAAAAAATCCGCCCACCGCACAGGATAACATCATAGAAAAAACTTACAAATGTAAGATAGAGGTTGAAATCGAGGTAAACGAGCGTTCCGGCGCGGCCAACTATTTTTGTTACGAAACGGAAGAAGTCGAATACCAGGTAAGGTTTGTCGCATCGAGGGTGCTTAGCTGATCCCGTCCTTTATTCTTCCTTTGATAAACCCAACTTTTGCAGCATGGAAAAGCAGAATAATATCATCCTTGCCCCGTCATCTTCACAGGTGACGGAGCTTTATAAGCTTTGGAGGGAAAACCATGCGGGGCGGCTCTCGGACTTTTACAAGTTCCTGACGTCTCCCACGGATCAGCGTGATCGTTTCCTTTCCGGACTTGAAAATAAGAGTGAGTTTAACGGAATATTCATCGTTAACACCTTTGAATTATGAGTTTGACAGCAAACATTGATCCGACGGAAAACGCCTTTACCGGAAACCCTGTTTATCTTTCGGTAGAAACTACTTCTATGGCGACTTACAATATAATGTATTTCGTGAACTTTGAATTTATGCGTTCCATATTTACCGGTAACGGTAATGGAAGTTTCAAGGTGAATATCGCGGAGGTCCTGGAAACGCTTTTTGTTGATATTCCCCCGTTAACGGACAGTTCCGAGATGTTGATAAGCCTTTCCGATAAACGGTATAACAAGGCGGTCGTCACGATCACCCTTCAAAATGAGGAGGAAGAAACGGCCACTTTGGTTGTTACTGCCTGGCGTGGCGGTATATCCAAACGGGCTTTTAAGAAATTGCATGAAGAAGGTAATAACATCTTTTCTTTGAAGTTCTTGAATGAATCCTGCAATTTCTTCTTTACCACCCGGAGCAATGACTGGCGTATAACGATGCGCGAGACGGAACTTTACCCGCTCTGTTTCATCTATCCGGAGCACGAGCTGAAAATAACGGAACTTCTTACCGGACAAAGCCTTGCAGTACCAGGCACGGCAGGGAATTTCTACGCCTTGAACCTGGAGGCCGTAAGACTTAAATTCTTTACCGATTACGGGGTACTGGCCAACCTTTTTGACGTGTATAGCGGTGAAACGTTCGCTCTCCGGATCGGGATCGAGCAAAGCCCGACGGTCCGCGAGCGTTACCGGCTCCGGTTCCTGAACAGTTACGGGGTTTACGAGGTGTTTTCCCTGGAAGGCGAGGCGAGCGTAACTCCCGGCATGGATGAAGACGAAGACGCTGTTTTCCGGCGTTACGATGAAATTACCGATGATTATTATTCGGATCGCATACGTACGGAGATACAGGAAGCCGTAACGGTTAAGACGGGATTCAAACGCCCGCAGGAAATACGCTTTCTTCTTGACCTGCTTTCCTCCGATGATGTCTACCTGGCAGGTTACGGCCGGGAAGAGATCAAGGTAATTCCTTCGGCGGAAGAGTTTTCTTACCGTGTCCGTCCGGACGCGCCGCAGAACGTGACGTTAAAGCTCACGTTTGCCGAGAAGGAGTCCAACTGGACGGGAGAAATCACGGAAAGCGGCTACCGGAAACCGCGGGTTCATTCCAAAGAGTTCAGTAAACAATTTAATTAATGTATCTATATGGCAACACAGGAGTATATCGATGATCTTATTATAGTCATTGAAACCGCGGAGGACGCGGAAAGCGTTACCAACCAAATGGTGGCGGCGGTTCTTGGCTTCTTGAACGAACACCTGAAACTGGTTTCCCAGGGTAAGGAAATCGAGGCGGAGGAAGCCGCCCGCATTGCCGCCGATGCAGCCTTGCAGAAGGCTATCGACGCCGTTTCTCTACGTATCGACCGGCTTGTCGGCAACAACGCTTCGCAGGCAATCGACAACTTTAACGAAATTCTTGCTTTTCTGGACGGGCTTAAAGACAGTGATTCGCTGGCCGCATTGCTGGCCGATATCAACGCCCGTATCGGCAGCGAAGACGGTTCACAGAGTGAAGACGGTTCCCTTTGGGGAAAGCTGAAAAGTCTGTCCCAGGATATTAGCAGTTGTTCCGAGGACATAAGCACGTTGCAGGCAGACCGTGACGAAATGAAACAGGAGTTGCAGGAAACTGCCGGGCGTCTGTCTTCCACCTTTACCAATGTAAACAACCTCTTGAACGCCGGCAGCGTTTATAGTGATCTGTCGGGGGTGTTTGCAGCATTGAAAACGGCGGGGAAGATTGACGATGTCCGGAAAAACGGCGTGATCCTTTCTTTCCTCACTGCCGACGGCTGGGTGACGAAACAATTTAAAGGCAATCCGGACACGGATTTTGAGAATGTCGAAAAGTGGGAGGATTTCGGCAGCGGCGGTTCAGGCGGCGGGAATACCTATAATGTAACCGGCAGTGTGCCGCTTACGGAAGGTTTCTATACCCTGGCTTCCGCCATTGCCGCGGTACCGGAGAAGTGGCGCGGCCGGGGGCGTGTCATCACCTTTGAAACATCGCTCGGCAAATGGGAGACGTACCAGTTTACCGGAACCGCCCTGGATGCCTGGGACCAGGAGGCGAGCTGGGAAGAGTTCGGCGGCAAAGGAACGGTAAAGAGCGTAACGGTAAACGGCGAGAAGCAGACGCCGGACGCGGCCGGTAATGTGAATGTAAACGTGGATATCCTGGAAGTGGACGAGACTTTGTCCGCCGATTCCACCAATCCGGTAGAAAACAAGGTAGTAACCGCCCGTTTTAACGAGGTGGACGCTTCCACGCTGTTTAACGTAAATGCGGAGGTAAGCGAGGATGAAACATCCGTCCGTCTGTCTTTCCAGAACAAAAGCGGCGCGGAAATTACCGCCGTGGATATCCCGGCCGGTTCCGGTGGAGGTTCCGGCGAAACGGTGGCTACTAAAATTGTCTTGAATGCGGCTGTAGATAACGCCATAATCAAGGAAGGCGGAAACGCCCGTCTTACTTATACATACGATCACCAATACACCACGGGGGATGAAAAGGGGGAATCTACCGGGCAAAAGGCGGATATCACCGTTACGATCAGGCGTGGAACAACTACCATGTATTCCCAGACGGTCAGCGATGTTTCCAAAGGCAGTTACGAACTGGACCTTTCAAGTTACTTGCTTGTTGGGAATACCGATATTTACGTAGTGGCAACCACAACCGATCCGACTACCGGCAAGAAACAGACCCGACAGGCGTTTACATCCGTGAAGGTTGTCAGCCTTTCCCTTACCAGCTCTTACAATCTGGCCGGGGCCATAGCCGCAGGCGGTTATACCCTGGCCGACACGATTAATATCCCTTATGCCGTGAGCGGTTCCGGAACAAAGGTCGTCACGCTTTATCTGAACGGCCGGCAACAGAACGCGCACACCATTACAAGATCGGGAACGACAAACGGCAGTTTCAGTTTGTCCCCCTCTTCGCTTGTGACCGGCCGGAATACCGTTCAAATGGTTGCCGAAATGGAGGCTTCCGCCGATCTCGTGTTAAAGTCTGAAAGTATCTATATTGATATTCTGAAATCCGGAGGATCGGCACCGTTCATCGGCACGATGATGAGTTTTCCGGACGGCCGTATTTTTACGGAGGACCATCTTGTTCCGCGCTTGGAAGCGGGGCAGTACGAACAGGTAAAATTTGACTTTGTGGCTTATGATCCTGACGCAACGCCGGCTCAAATGGACGTTTACCGGGACGGGGTGAAAACGCAGTCTGTCAGTGTGGCCCGTACTACGCAGACATATACCAACCGTTTTACGGAGCAGGGCGAGATCACTATGAAATTTAAGACGGGGGCCACGGAATACCCGTTTTATATCGACGTAACGGAAAGCGGGATCGACTTGCAGGAAACTACCGCCGGGCTTGTACTGAAACTTTCGGCAGCCGGGCGGAGCAACAGCGAATCCGATCCGGGAGCCTGGGATTATGGCGACATACATACGACATTTTCTGGTTTCGACTGGAGCAGCAACGGCTGGACGGGTGACGCCCTGAAACTTACGGGAGGCGCGAAGATTGAAATCGGGTACCGGCCGTTCTCCACGGATGCAACCACTACCGGGGCTACCTATGAAATGGAAATTCTTTGTTCGTCGGTAACGGACCGGCAGGGGGTGATACTGGACTGTATGGCCGGCGATATCGGTTTCCAGATGACAACGGAGCAGGCCCTTATGCGTGTTTCCGGCGGTACGGAAGTAAGTACGAAGTTTGCAAGTGATATGAACCTGAAAATGGCCTTTATTGTCGGGGCCAAGGCCGGTAAGCGGTTGCTGGAACTTTATGTAAACGGAATCCGTTGCGGAGCGGTGCAGTATGGGGCTACCGAAGGATTACTGCAGGCGGAACCGGTGAACATCCGTTTGTTCAGTGATACGGCGGATGTGGAGATCAGGAATTTCCGTATTTATAACCGTGCGCTTACGGATGATGAAGAATTGAACAATTACATGGTAGACCGGACTACGTCGGACGAAATGGTCCTGTTATTTGAAAAGAATGATGTTACGGGGGACAACGGTACGGATATCGACATAGACAAGTTACGCGCCCAGGGAAAGGCGGTTATGCGAATTGTCGGCGATGTGAACCTTGTCAACGCCACCAATAACAAGAAATTCGAGGTACCGGTCGATATCTATTTTTATAGCCCGCAGGGTAAGGAGTACGATTTTGTAGCAAGGAATGTCGGTCTAAGAATACAGGGTACATCATCCACCACTTATCCGCGTAAGAATTACCGTCTTTATTTCTTGCGCCTGGAAAAATACGGTACCACGCTGGAAGTTAACGGCGTGGATGTGCCGTCCCTTGAATACAGTTTCAAACCGGGAGCACGGCCGATCAGTATATTCTGTTTGAAAGCGGACTTTTCCGATTCTTCCGGTACACATAATACCGGTGCGGTGCGTATTGTGAACGACGTTTGGAAGAGGTGCGGGTGGCTGACACCGCCGCAGGCTGCATATAAGGGGGAATATGACGTACGTATAGGCGTGGACGGTTTCCCTATGGACCTGTTTTATGACAACGACGGCACCGGTGCGAATACTTATCTGGGAAAATACAATTTCAATAATGAGAAGTCGGAAAGTGCGATCATTTACGGTTTTGAAGGAATTGAAGGATTCAACGACGAAGCGGCCCTGAACGGGCAGCGTAACAAATGTATCTGTCTGGAGTTCCTGAACAACTCCGAGGCCCTTTGTCTGTTCGGGACTACCGACATGTCTTCTTTTGATGATGCGCTGGAATTTCGTTTCAAGGCGGACACTACCTGGGCGGATGCACACGAGGACGACAAGGCGGCAGTTACAAGGCTTTGGAACTGGATCGATTCATGTAAGGATGATCCCGCCAAGTTCCTGGCGGAATATAACCAGTATTTCGGTAATGACAGCCCGTTTGCATGGTATCTGATTACCGATTACTTTATGGCTGTGGATAACCGGGCAAAAAACATGATGCTGGCGACTTGGGACTCTCTGATCTGGTATTTCCTTCCTTACGATATGGACACGCTGTTCGGTGTGCGTAATGATTCGGTACTGAAATACGAATATACCATTACCCACGAAAGTTTTGACGATAGTATCGGTAGTTATGCTTTTGCCGGCCATGATTCCGTTTTATGGGAACTGGTACGGTCTTGTCCGGACAAATTGCGTGAAGTGGCGGAAACCTTGCGTAGCAATATGAGCCTTGAATATGTCCTGCAAGTATTTAACGAGGAACAAATGGGCAACTGGTGCGAGCGGATTTATAACAAGGATTCGGAATATAAATATATCCTTCCGCTTACCGAAGGGGTGACAACCGGCAGCGGAACCAGTTATTATAATTATCTGTATGCCTTGCAGGGAAGCCGTTATGCGCACCGTACTTATACCATTCAGAACCGTTTCGCCCTTTTGGATAGTCAGTATGTGGCCGGTACTTACCGTCGTGACAGCTTCGCGGCTTATTTCGGATACAAGTTCGGCAGCGATAACCGGAAAATTCGGATTACGGCCTCCGAACGGTATTATTACGGGTACGGGTACACGTCCGGAACACCGCACCAAAGCGCGGTACTTGCAGAAACGGCCGGGGCTGTGGTGGAACTGACAATGGACACGG